ACCATTGTAAAGTTTACCCATCTCAACAACAGGTTCATACTTTGGAACTTTACCAAACTGTTTGATGTCGGTAATGCCAATACTAGACAGAATCCTTGCCATGTCCTCGGCATTTGCCTCAGCAGAACCATGACCCGCGCCAGACCATTTGCCAGTTAAACCTTGGCCAAGAATTTGTTTCTTTATAAGTTGCTTGTAATCTTCAGCCATATTTTTCCTTAAGGCAGAGCCGACACAAAGGTCATTGTGGCTACAACAGACTGGGTAGAAGGACGCACTGGGCCTGTGCTTGCTGGGTAATGCTGTATTGTTACAGAAGCATTTGTGGTTGACCAGTAGATCTGAATGTAGTCGTTCGCCGCCATAGAAACGTAGTAGTTCCAGCCAATAATCTCGTGAGCTTCATCACCAGCAGACGCGCTCTTATGTGCAGGGATTGAGATAAACCCAGTCGATCCTGCAATGTCAGCGCCATTCTGTTTTAACCAAATACTCATGTCTTGAATCTGGTTGTCCGTGTTTTGGAACTGAGCACTGAACTGCAAGTTATAAATACCAGCAGTTGCTACCGTGATTTTAGAGGTATCTATGGTTACGCCATTAGAAAAGTCTGTGGTGTTAAGCGTCATCAACGTGGCTGTATTGGCCGTAGTTGTCTGATCTTGATCGCTAGAAAAAGCCCCATAAGGAACACGCAAGCCAGACCCATCAATTGAGCCTGAGCCAGTATTCATCTGGTTAAGAATGTTTTGCAGTCGGTTGAAATACAACCTGAGCACATTGTTTAGCTGGTCTTGGTACGCTTTGTTGTATTGCTCTGTTGCCAACGGCAAAGCAGGGGGCTGTACCCTCTGAAGCTCAAACTCTGACGTAACAATCAAGCTCATGAGTTACCTCTGCGGCCATCTTGACGGATGTCAATACGGGGCGAACCAAGCTGCCATGCGCAACCAAGCTGGGTAGATTCCACCTTCATAATCATCTGACGGCCACGAACCCTGACGTAAACCTGACCCGTAAACTCTTCAATCGGCACAGTGGCTGTACGTACTACCGTAGCATCCGAGTTGCCACCCAAAGAGATTGGGTTGTTGGCTCCCGATCCAGAGTTTTGCAAGGGGATCAAGGTCATTGTGACTTGAGGCAGCGCTGTATCAGACCCACGGAAAGTAATGTCAGGCAGGATACGCCAGACAAACCCAAAGTGATCGCCGTCATCAATGTCAAACTCGGTAGTCTCAATAACGGCAGTAATTGGCAAAGTTGTGCCGGTTTCGTTGTCATCATTACCTTGTTCGTGGTAGACAATGTTGTACGTATACGTTGCCGCCATTGGGTATTTACGCAGGGCAGAGTCAATCCACGCTGTTCGGGCCATTGTGCCGTAAGCCCAGACATCTTCTAAGTAGTTGTACGTTACGTACTTATCAATAGTGAACGACCCAGCCGAGCAGTAGAACCACCAGATCTCGTTAAAGCCTTCATTGGTAGAGGCAAAGAATTGATCCTGTTGCTCCAAGTTAATGTCTTGGAAAACATACTGACGCAGATCACATCTAAGAGTCTGCACCCGACCGTCGTATTTGTAGAACTTATCAATGCCCATCCAGTACACCACACCAGTGGCGGTTGCAGCTGCGTTTGGCCCAGCAATAGAGATGTTGTCTCCCAACAACTGAGAACCCCACACCGCTGGCGGCCCTTGGTACTGCAACGAATACAGAGCTGAGTCTGTAAACACAACAATCTCCTGCCGGGTCTGAATTGCAGTAACAATCTTTGAGCCTTTGGATAGCTGTAAGCTACCAGCCTGATTGGTTGCAGAGGGGAACCATTCCAAGTAATCCTCTTGGTCAGACCAACGAATCAACATGGGATTTTGAATGGTGCTTCCATAGTCATTACAGCCAAACGCAAACGTAAAGCGTGAAGCATCAGACACCAGAATAGAACTCTGAACCGTTGGGCAGGAAGAAGCTCCCGGCAAGTTGTTAATAGCCACACCCCGTGAAGTCAGCAAAGAGCTTGCTTTCCAGACGTAAATCTCACCACCGTTAGGTGCAAAGAGTAAGTCTTCACCAAAGTTAGCCTGTGACCAAATACGCATCTGGTCAGATGATTCCACACCAACGCCCCAAGGCCCAGCACCCCACGGGCCAGCACCCCAGCCAACCAAAGGAAGCGCATAAGGAGCGCCAATGTTAATTTGGTAAGCAGCAACCACAGCAGACCCACCGCCCGTAGCAGTGGAAGTAGCCGGGCTTGCCGCAGTAATTGTGTATTGAGTGGTAGATGTGCCGGTTACGGTTAGCTCATACTCACCATTTAAAGTAAGGCCACCAACAGCTGTAGCACCGCTGAAGGTAACAAAGTCACCATTGGTATAGCCACCAGCTGCGTCAGTTACAGTGACAGTTGTTGAGCCGTTGACCGTAGCAAATGGGTTTGTCAGTGCAACGCTAAGCTTTGTGTATGTTGCTGAAACAGATGCACCGCCCCCGCCAGTCACAGTGGATGATGCCGTAGTAGATACGGTAATTGTGTAGTCGTCAGCTCCAACATACGTTATGGTGTGGTTAGTGTTAAGTACTTCTGCTGGAATTCCACCGACCGCAACGGCCCCAGAAAAGGTAGCAATGTCGCCGGTAAGTAAACCGTGGGCAGTGTCATTGACGTTAATAACGTCTGACCCAGATGTAGTGTCAAAAGGGTTGTTTAGTGTTACAGGAGTTTGTACAGCCGAGCGCAACGGGGTAACGTCGTAATACAGTCCACCGTTCTCAATGTAAAACTTTAGGTTAGTACCAATACCCAGCAGATTCTGCCCGCCCAGAGTCACCCAGTTCCACAAAGAGCGGCATACACCTTGGAAAATAGCAGAAGAAATACGCTGCCAACCACCGATTTTTTCAGGTGTGCCTTGGCGAAAGCGGATCTTATCGGAAACGTAGTAACCGTTCTCCGACGTGTAGCGCGTATTTTCTCTGTTTACGCCAGCTTTCTGCTGAAGTTTCTTTAATGGCATGGCTTATTTTCCCATCAATTTGGGTGTGCATCAAGCATACAGCCGTGTGCCTGTTTTGTCGATAATCAGTGCCTGTTTTCTTGGCTTGGCATCTGGCGTGTTTGGGATGCTTACATGAGTCCAGCGGTCAAACTCTCGGATAACTTGGTCGTATGGCAGGCCAGACGCAATGATGGTTTTGACCACTTCGTCAGGGGTTAGTTGAGGTACTCGGATGTCCACAGCACAACCAATGCGATGCTGGCTAGTATCTTTAGAACCAACAGCATCATTGACTTGCTTGCTGCGAAAAGCAGAGTTAACCATGACTGGTCTTCCGCCCAAGGCAGTTTTGACTTCCTCAAGGAAGGCGGCGAGTCGCTTAAGGTTCTCCAGCTCGGCTTCGTTGGGGGTGTTGTCATACTGTCTGTGGTCAGTGTGCGTGAGTTCTTCAAGGGTGAAATGTGGTGTCAGATTCATTTTTTAATCCTATCTGCAATCTTTTCCATTGTGCGTCCACCAAAGTAGAACGACATCACGAGCATGCCCCATTGTCCCAGCAATTCAACGTAAGCGCCACGGGTTTCGTACTCAAATATTGAGGCAATGGCAAAGCCAGAATAGGCAACCAACAGGAAGATTAGCGTCATGGGACGAATGTTCTTGGACAGCCAAGAATCACTAGACATGTCAGCCTTAACCCGCTCGGTCAGGTTGTTCTGCTCCGTCTTGTATAGCTCGGTTTCGTTGGCCATCTTAGCCAGCTCACCGTCCTGAGCCATCTTCTGAAGTTCCAGTTGCGCTTTGGCCTTGGCCTCTGGGTCTGGGATTAGCTTGTCGATAAGTTTTCCACCTACCGATAGGAGTGCGTCTAGTCCAATCATTGTTTAGCCCTCGATAACATCGTACTTGCAATCTGTAACATCCCTTTGGCTTTGTTCAAGTCATCAGGTTCTTTTGCCCACCCAACGGTGATCTGCCCAACAAACCGGCCTTGCTCTGGCGGCACGCTGACACGGCATCCAAAAGTTACGCCCTTTTCAATATACCAAAGCCCAATTTCACTCTGGGCAAAAGCATACTCGCTGCACGGCATCTCATTGGCCATAAGAGCAACAACATCTCGGTTATTAGAAGCGCTCTGTGTAAACAGTCCCACATCTAAACCTTCATGCGTTTTATCACGCCCATCACGGGTATACGCCCGAAACAAAACCCTTGTGCCAAACAGCGGGTTAACTTTAAATATGGCAATTACGGTTGCCTCTGTATTCTTAAACAAATGTGCCGCAACATCTTCTGCCCTGTCTTCTGCAATCGTTGGAAGCTTCTTATTCTCTTTGTAAGCCTCAAACAAAAACGACTGGTTCTGCCAGACAAAATACCCAGCAAACGCAAACACCGCCATGAGCAACAGCGCAAACAGTTTAAACGGGCTATCCACATAGGACAGCACCTTGCTCAATACGTCTGCTGGCTTTTCGTCACTCATAGACCAATCATTCCCAGTAGTTTGTTCACGACCTTATCGGCCAACTCATCAGGCAGGAAGCGCAAAAAACCAACGACATACCACGCCACGCATAGCCTGACAAAGACTTTAAGGAAGAGGTCAAACTGTTTCTGGTACTCATTCACCGACCACACCCTGTCTTGGCACACAGTTCAGCCATCTCATTAAGCCCCCAGCCAACAGCACCTAAGAGCATCACGATCACGACAATTCCAACTGCCCACTCCATCTGTTCCTGCTCGGCTTCCTTGCGCTTCTTCTCTTCAGCCTTTAGCTCTGCCATTTCTCTGGCATCATCTCTATCCATCTCAGCTTGCCGAGCTTTGGTCGCATTCCATACGTCTATGCGTCCCGCCTGCATGAACAGCATCTTTAGCTGTTCTTCAAACCGCTTGGCCTCATCCAAGGCCATCTCAATCTGTAACGCCGCACCTAGGTTGGATTTACCACCTGTACGCTTGGCCTGAAGCATCGCCTTGGTAGCGGTGCTCTTGGCATCAAAAAGCCGCGAAATGGATGGAGCCAATCCAGCCAGATCACTTGCGACCTTGCTTGCCTTTTTGACTACGCTGATTGCAGTCTGTAGTCCTTCTAACGCTGTTATCGGGTCTATTGGAATCATAGGTACAACTCAAAACAAATTCCAGTAACCAAACAGCGGGGGCCGAAGCCCCCAGACAAGGTTACTTAGGTTCTACGTCCGACACCTTGGGTTCGGCCAGAGCTTGCTTCAGTAACTCAAAGAAGGCGTTGCGGCCCACGGTGAGCTGATCTACGTTAAATCTTGCTGAGTCCAGTTTGCGATCTAAATCTGCGACATGGTTCAAAAGCACTTGCTGCTGGGGTGTCAGGTCTTCAAACTGGTGCTCAACGCCGTCGATTGTCACAGGGGTCTTTTCATTTTTTCCCATGATTTTCCTTTGTTTACTACCAAACTCAGGTGGCAGCTTCCTGTTTAAACGGATGCGGCTTGCAGTGGCGCTAGGTCTTCTGATGTCCAGAAATCTTTAGCCAACATGATCTTGAGGTGCTCTTTGTTACGAGCAACGCATTTAGCCCAATCTTCATCAGACATACCTGCTGGCTGTCCTGCGTTAATTAAGTTAACTGAATCCATGCAAGCACTGTAGTGTTGTGCAATTTCTTCTGCGGTGGGTTGTTCAATAATTTCAGACATTTCAGTTTCCTTTAAGTGCGGCAATTTCTGCCTTGAGTTGGTCAATCATATCTGCCATCTCTTTAATGGCATTGTGCAAAATAGGTACAAGAGCTTCGCCGTTGTACTTCAAATGGTCTGGTTGCTCGTCATCAATGATGACTGGATTTTCACCCTCAAGCGCAAGAATATCTTGAGCTTTGTAGCCATATCGTTTGCGACCATGTCGTACTTCTAATTCACGAGATGTTCTCATGTAATACGAAGTTGGAGTAATTTGTCTTAGGAAATCCAATCCATGCGGCACAACATCAAAATCCATCTTGTCACGAATATCGGAAGTTACTTTCCACGCAACTTGGATATAAGCATTGGTAGTTGTATTTTTACCAACAATTACTCGGTCAGATTCTGTAGTAATGTTAAATGGCGATGCAGTTGTACCAGCATCAAAACCAAGACATACATTGTTTTCGCCTGTTGTGGCATTCTCGCCAGCAGTTCTTCCAAC